GTTGGTCAAAACTAAAGTAGACCGTGATGGTGAACGTATCTACGGTAATGTATGCCTTGAGGTGTTTCTCAAAAGCCGTGGCACTTGTCTGCTACAGCACATTAATTTGGCAGCATGTAAAATTGAAGACATTGAAGGTGCTTTCATTGAAGGCATGACGCAGCTGTGTGAGCTGCACAGTAAAACTGGTGTGGATGAATCCGGTGAGTACCTCCCCTCGCAAACAGATCGCCAAGTGGGGCTTGGAATGCTTGGCTTGGCTAACCTTCTGCGTCGTTATGACGTATCTTATCAAGATTTCGGCGAAGCTCTAGCTTTGGTTAGCGGTGGTGTTCTTTGTGATGACACCGATGCAGTGCGCCTTGCCCGTGCCCTTTACTTTGGTATTGAAAATGCAGCCACCGTTGCTCGTAACTACCGTATGGATCGGGCTTTTGCTATTGCTCCCACTGCTTCTTGTAGTTACCGCCACAATGATCTGGACGGCTTCACTGCTACTCCAGAAATAGCGCCTCCCATTGCCCGTCAAGTGGACCGTGACAGCGGTACCTTTGGCGTCCAGAGCTACGATTACGGTCCTGTTGAGATCGCATCGGAAGTTGGCTGGGATGCTTACAAATCAGTTGCGGATGGTATCATGAAGATGCTGGACCGCACGGGACTTCTTCATGGCTACAGTTTCAACTCGTGGAGTGACGTTATCACTTACGACGAAGCCTTTATTGAAGAGTGGTTAGCTTCACCCCAAACCTCCCTTTATTACTCGCTTCAGGTTATGGGTGACACTCAAGATAAGACAGATGCATATGCTGCTCTAAAAGAAGATGATGTTACCGCATACTTGGACTCTATTATCAACGATTTAGAACCAACTTGCGATTGCGCTGAATGACACCTTACGATAAACTACTTGCCAGGAAACGAACCTGGACCCCCGTACAAACCACTGCAGGTAAACTTGTGGAGGGCGCTGAAGAAACTATTTATCGCGCCCTTGCGCTCCGCCATATGGAACTGCCTGTAGGAGATTTTATTAATGACGCCCTCAAAAATGAAGTTCCGAAAGCAAGTGTGGACCTCCTTCGATCCAATATCAAGGACGAGGAGAATCACGACCTCGCGCTGGGTTACATCGCCAACGCTATCGGCACTGATCCGAAAGCTGAGGCGGAAGCCCAAAGGCTACGAGAAGCTTGGGTTACGCATCCAGATCACACGCTGCTCAAAGCGTTGGTTGCCGAGCGTGCGATTTTCTTTGTGCTCCTCCCCTTTTTCCGTTTCAACGGTGACGCTGGACTCCGAACAGTGAGTGCTGACATCAGCCGTGATGAACAGGTCCATGTTTCTACCAACACTCTTGTCTGCACTGAAATGGGTCTGAATTACAGCCCTTCTCTTGACAAACTGCGTAAGGCTACCATCAACTGGGTTATGGAGCCACTAGGTAGAAATACTACCAATAAATATTTGGACAAAAAATTTTGGCTGGATTCCAGCGACAACCTAATGTATCAAGGCAAAGCTCCTGAACTTTCTGACACCAAGAGAGCTCGGATGCCTGCCTTCTTTGAACATGCAAACCCCAACCTCCCTCAGTATGCTTGAAGTGAAGGGGATGACAACCTCGTCCCTACTTCAAGAATTATTTGACACCTTTCCACCTCTCAACCCAACCCCCGCTATGACTATGGAGCAGATCATGTATCAAGCAGGTCAACGATCCATTGTCGAGTGGATTCAAAACAAAATGGATGAAAGCTAATGTGTTTTGGTGGCGGTGGAGGCGGCGCACCAGCTGCTCCCACTATTAATTTTACACAACCTGTTTCAAAACAAATCGCACCTCCTGAACCTGTGGTGCGTACATTTAAACCTTTGACTGACGAAACTTCTTCTGCTTCTGTACGTCTCGGTGCTACTAGAAAGAAAAAGACTATGGGTGCTACACCTCTTCGTCAAAGTCTGTCTACTGGTGTCAGTATGGTTGCAGGTGGTAATAGCTATCCTAGCGGAGGCATTAACCTGTGAAGAACGCCCGTGCTCGGTATGAGAAACTTACTTCAGTAAGAAACAATTTTCTCGACGTAGCTTACGAGTGTTCACGTCTTACTCTTCCTTATCTGATCCGTCGTGATGAAGGTTACAAAGAGAATCATAAAACTCTTATAACTCCATGGCAATCAGTTGGAGCTAAGTCGGTAGTAACGTTGGCAAGTAAACTTATGCTTGCCCTTCTACCTCCGATGACCCCGTTCTTTAAACTACAAGTGCGGGATGAAAAGCTTGGTGAGGAACTTCCTCTTGAGATTAAGACTGAACTTGAAGAAAGCTTCGGTAAAATTGAACGCATGATCATGGATGTTATTAATGCATCCAACGACCGTGTTGTAATCCACGAAGCAATCAAGCATTTGATTGTTGGTGGTAATGCCCTTTTGTTTATGGGCAAGAATGGTATCAAGATGTACCCACTGAATCGGTTTGTTGTAAACCGTGATGGTGACGGTAACGTTCTTGAGATCGTGACCAAGGAGCTGATTTCCCGTGAGCTTCTTAATATACCCCTACCTAAACCAAACCAAGCTGGTGGTAACTCTGGCTCAGGTACAAACGGGAAAGAGGATGACGTTGAGGTATACACCTACGTCCGACTGGAAGAAGGATCAGGTCGTTGGGTATGGCATCAGGAAGTAGATGACAAAATCATTCCTGGTAGCCGAAGCACCGCACCTAAAAATGTTTCTCCATGGCTCGTTCTCAGATTCAATACTGTGGACGGTGAAGACTACGGTCGAGGTAGGGTCGAAGAATTCCTTGGAGACTTGCGCTCCCTCGATTCTTTGAGCCAAGCACTGATTGAAGGCAGCAGTGTTGCAGCTAAAGTTGTATTCTTGGTATCACCAAGCAGTACTACTAAACCTGCTACGCTTGCTAACGCTGGCAATGGTGCTATTGTACAAGGCAGACCTGAAGATGTACAGGTTGTTCAAGTAGGTAAAACTGCTGACTTCCGTACTGCCTCAGAAATGTCTAACAGTTTGGTGCAACGTCTTTCTGAAGCGTTTCTTGTTTTGACTGTTCGTCAGTCTGAGCGCACTACAGCAGAAGAGGTTCGCCTCACACAACTCGAATTGGAACAACAGCTTGGTGGACTATTTTCTCTGCTGACTGTTGAGTTCCTGGTTCCCTATCTGAACCGTACTATGTTTGTTCTGCAACGTAGTAATCAGGTTCCTAAACTTCCCAAAGATCTTGTCCGTCCACAAATTGTGGCGGGCGTTAATGCTTTGGGTCGTGGTCAAGATCGTGAGTCTTTGACTGCATTCCTGCAAACAGTTGCTCAGACCATGGGTCCAGAAGCAATTGCAAAATACATCGATCCTGCAGAAGTTATCAAACGCTTGGCTACTGCACAAGGTATCGAGACGTTGGGTCTTGTTAAGACACAGCAGCAACTCCAAGGTGAGATGCAGCAACAACAACAGATGATGCAGCAACAAGAGCTTCTTAAGCAAGCTGGTCAGTTTGCATCGTCTCCTATGATGGACCCGACAAAAAACCCTGAAATGATGCGACAAGTAGATGACGGATCCAACCCCGCAGCGGAAGCCCCGCCGGAAGCCTAGTGTTCCCGAGCCAAAGCGTACCGCTAAGCCCGCTCAAGAAATTACAAATGAAAAGGTGCCTCTTACAATTGAGACACCTGAACCTAATCCCGTGAGTGAAAAGAAACTCACACCTAAAATGACGCTTGGCGAAGACCCGTACACTGAAGACGGTAATCGTTATGCACCACGTATGAAGGTAGGCACCCCTACCATCGGTCGTTCACCCAACTATGTAAAAACTGTTGGCCTTGGTAACCTTCAAGTAACTACTGTAAATGGCAATTCTAACTTACGATCCGACTCCAGCGGATCAACCGGAACTGAATGAAGCTGAGCAAGAAGCTCTAGCTATTGGCGAGCAACGTGCTCAAGAAGAAAGCCGGATGCTGGCTGGTAAATACGAGTCAGCTGAAGAACTGGAAAAAGCTTACATTGAACTTCAAAAGAAACTAGGAGAATCTAACGATGGCTTGCGGGAAGAAGACCCACAAGGGCGGGGGCGGGAAGAAGAAGTAGAAGAACAGCCTATTGATGCTGATCCTCTAGTTGATCTTCTTAACGAAGCCTCTCAAGAATATGCTCAAGAAGGTAAGCTGAGTGAGGAGACCTTTGAAAAACTATCCCAGATGGATAGCAAGGATCTCCTTGAAGCTTACATGCAAATCCAATCTAACCCTGCTCAAGTAGAAGACTTTACTGCAGAACAAGTTTCTGACATTCAGAACTTTGTCGGTGGTGAAGAACAATACAATGGCTTGGTTGGTTGGGCGGCTGAAAATATGCCAGAAAATTTTGTTCAGGCTTTCGACAACTTGATTAATGTTGGCGATCCTGATATGATCAAACTCGCTGTGGTTGGTATGCAAGCTGCTTTCCAAGAAGCCAACGGTTACGAAGGACGTATGCTGTCTGGCAAACCTGCTCAGACTCAGCAGGATGTTTTCCGTAGTCAAGCTGAAGTGGTTGCAGCTATGTCTGACCCACGCTATGATCGAGACCCTGCTTATCGGCAGGATGTCTTTGCTAAACTTGAACGATCGGATCTTAATTACTAATGACTGACCATCCTTACGGTGTCCCCCACAATGAGCGAGCTGAGCTCCTTAATGGCCGTCTCGCTATGCTTGGCGTTATGGCTGCTCTTGGTTCTTATGCTCTGACCGGACAGATCATTCCCGGTATTTGGTAATGCGTACCCCAAAAAAGAAATCTAACAAAGATTCTTTGATGATCGGGACCTCTTTTGAAATTGGTCCTGGTCACAAGGATGCTCAAAAAAAGCAGAAGATTTACAACAAAGGTAAAAGTACTGACAACCCTAATGAAAAGGATGTCTTTCTGAAAAGAACTGGACCTCAACTTCCTCTTGCTCAAAACAAGAAGAAACGTAAACCTAAAGCTTGATATTATGCCAGCTAAAAAGAAGGAGACTAAACAACGTCTCGACGCTTCCTGCTGGAAGGGTTATGAAAAACGTGGTACCAAGGTTAAAGGTGGTACCCGTGTAAACAATTGCGTTAAAAAAGGAACTAAGAAGAAATGATTGAGTGCCCTGATTGCAACGTCCAAGAGCAGTATGTTCTGGAACAACTCCAAGTAAAAGCGGAGATCAAAGACAAGACTGCCCTGGCTGTGATCATGGGCAACATCAAACAAGAATCTGGTTTCCGCTCCAACGTCTGTGAAGGAGGTGCTATACTTCCTTACGACCAATGCCTTCGAGGAGGGTATGGTCTTATCCAATGGACAACTCAGAAACGCTACGATGGACTTGGTTCATTTTGTCGCCGTTATTCTTGCAACCCTTCTAGTCTTGAAGGTCAAGTACGGTACATGATTAACGAAGGACAATTCCGTGCTGAACTGAGTGAGTTCCGTACTCCTCATCAACCCGTTCCCTTTTACATGAATTCTGCTTCCTACTGGTTAGGTTGGGGGATCTTTGGTAGACGGGAACAATACTCATACGACTACCTAAAACGATTCAAATGAAAACTCTTGCTATCCTCCCCGCTGTCGCTCTGATGGCTGCACCTGCTTTCGCCGCTCCTTATGTGAATGTGGAAGCCAACTCCGGTTTTACCGGTTCTGACTACACTGGAACTTCGACTGACTTCCACGTCGGTATTGATGGTTCTGAGGGCGCTGCCTCCTGGTACGTTCAAGGTGGTCCTACTGTGTTCAGTCCTGATGGTGGTGAAGCTGACACCAAACTGACTGCCAAAGCTGGCGGTGGTGTTGATGTGAGCAAGCAACTTTCTGTGTACGGTGAGATTTCTGCTGCCTTTGATACCGTCAACAGCTACGGTACCAAGGCTGGTCTGAAGTATCGCTTCTAATCCTACTATGTGGTGGGTGGGAGGCAACTTTAATTACTTACTGACATGACTGCAACAATTGCACTTAAAAGGAAGGAGAGCGCATGGGAGCAGTTTTGTTCCTGGGTGACCTCCACCAACAACCGTCTTTATGTAGGCTGGTTTGGGGTTCTGATGATCCCCTGCTTGCTAGCCGCCGCTATTTGTTTTATCGTGGCATTCGTTGCCGCGCCACCTGTTGACATCGATGGAATCCGTGAACCTGTCGCAGGCTCCTTGTTGTATGGAAACAACATTATTTCGGGAGCCGTCGTTCCGAGCAGCAATGCCATCGGACTACACTTCTACCCAATTTGGGAAGCTGCTTCACTTGATGAATGGCTGTACAACGGGGGTCCATTCCAACTCGTCACTTTCCACTTCCTCATTGGCATCTATGCTTACATGGGACGTGAGTGGGAACTTAGCTATCGACTAGGAATGAGGCCTTGGATCTTTGTTGCGTACTCTGCTCCTGTCGCCGCTGCGACTGCTGTGTTCCTTGTTTACCCGTTTGGACAAGGTTCTTTTTCTGATGCTATGCCCTTGGGGATATCCGGCACCTTCAACTACATGCTGGTGTTCCAGGCTGAGCACAATATTCTTATGCATCCTTTCCACATGCTGGGTGTGGCCGGCGTTTTTGGTGGGTCTCTTTTCTCAGCTATGCATGGTAGCCTTGTTACGTCTTCGCTTGTTCGTGAAACGACTGAAGACATGTCACAAAATTATGGTTACAAGTTTGGGCAAGAAGAGGAGACTTATAATATTGTCGCTGCTCATGGTTACTTCGGTCGGCTTATTTTCCAATACGCCAGTTTTAATAATTCCCGTAGTCTTCACTTCTTTCTTGCTGCCTGGCCTGTTGTAGGTATTTGGTTTGCTGCATTGGGTGTGTCTACGATGGCATTTAATCTCAACGGTTTTAACTTTAACCAGTCCCTGCTGACCAATGATGGTCGAGTGGTGAATACCTGGGCTGATATCCTGAACCGTGCTAACTTGGGATTTGAGGTGATGCATGAGCGTAATGCTCATAACTTCCCCTTGGATCTCGCAGCTGCTGAGACCACTGCAGTAGCTTTGAAAGCTCCTTCTATTGGTTAATTACAATGGCTTACAACCCTGGACATGGTATGGTCATCACTTATCAAAGTGCTTGGCATACTACTAACAATCCTCTGTCGTCTTCTTTCATTCCTGGCAACCGCGATTATTACGCAGGTGATACTCGCAACTCTGCTTTCTATGAAGATCTGGAAGACGCCTGCAGCGCTCTTCGTCCGTAACAACTAAGCAATGTCGTCCGTTCATTCGCTATTCGCAAATGGCGAACGCATGTCACCTGATCATGGAACGGGGGTCAGGTACTTTCATTCAGAACAATGACTCAAGTCGAATTGGATGCCCGTGTTCGGGAGCAACAGGCAGCTCAAAAAGCTGCTAAGCTTAAGTATCGCGGCATTGCTTACAAATCTCACGCTACTAAATTCTAAGTAGCAACGGGAGTCAGGCACCTCAGTGTCGGACCTGGCTCCTCTTGGCATTGGCCCCTGCGGGGACACCCTTTGCCGAAACCGGTTTAGGTAAAGACCATAATTTTACCAGAAAAAATTTAATACTCTGAACGTTCAGAGAGGTATCATTATTCAACCTCTCCATAAAAATGGCTAACACTATTCTTACTCCTGGTGGTTCGCTGAATAGCAACCCCTCTACTATTGCTCTGTCCCAAGGCTACAATGACGGTAGCACCACGGGAAAGTACGCCACGTATCTGAAGCTGTTCAGCGGCGAGATGATCAAGGCTTACGAGTCCCAGACGATCGCTAAAGGTACTGTCCAAAACCGTACCCTGCGTAACGGTAAGAGCCTCCAGTTCATCTACACTGGACGCATGGAAGCTGCCTACCACACCCCTGGCACCCCTATCCTTGGTAGCGGTGATCCTCCGGTGGCTGAGAAGACCATCCTCATGGATGACCTGCTTGTCTCAAGCGCATTCTTGTATGATCTCGATGAGACTCTTGCTCATTACTCGCTGCGTAGCGAGATCTCTGCTAAGATCGGTCATGCTCTGGCTGAAGCTTATGACAAGAAGGTCTTCCGTTCTATTGCTCTGGCTGCACGTCAGGCACACCCCATCACTGCCGCTCCTGGTCCCGAGCCTGGCGGTTCTGTGATCAACCTTGGCACTGGTAATGCCTTCAACGCTCAGGCTATCGTTGACGCTTTCTTTGAAGCTGCTTCGATCCTGGACGAGAAGAACGTTCCTACCCAAGGTCGTACCGCTGTGCTGTCCCCGCGTCAGTACTACGCTCTCGTGTCTCAAGTTGACACCAACATTCTGAACCGTGACTTCGGTGCTACCTCTGGCAGCCTGAACAGCGGCGAAGGTCTGTATGAGATTGCCGGTATTCAAATCCGTCGTAGCAACAACCTGCCCTTCAACGCTGGTACTGTTGCTCGCGTGAACGGTGAGAACAACGATTACAGCGGCAACTTCACTGGTCACTGTGGTCTGATCTATGGTCGTGACGCTGCTGGCGTTGTCGAAGCCATCGGTCCTTCCGTGCAAACCACTGGCGGTGACGTGAAGGCAATGTATCAGGGCGACCTGATCATCGGTCGTCTTGCCATGGGCTGCGACTGGCTGAACCCCGCTGCTGCTATTGAACTGACTGCAGTTTGATAACGAGGTACCAACATGATTAATCCTGGTACTTCTGTAGTTGTTAAAATTGATCCCGGTATTGGCCTGACCAAATCCCAGACCCTGAACCCTTCTTCCCCTTTGGAAGTTGGTCGTACTGTGTCTGGTGGTGTTGAAGGTGATACTACCGAGGCATCTACGCTCCCACAATCTTGGTGATTTAAATGGCTAATGCTGCTGCTACCGTAGGCGAATACGGTGTGGCTGGTCGCGTAACCGTTGCCCAGCTGGTCGATGCTATTGCTGACCAGACTGGCTCCCTTGCTAGCTCTAACTTCTCTATTGAGGGTCTGGCTGCTGATGGGGAAGGTGTCGCTGTCCGTCACTCTGTTTCCAAAACTTCTTCGGGTTTCGGTAATTCTGTTGCTGCTTCGGAGGTTTACTCCGTGACCCAAGGTATGCGTTTTGCATACCCTGGTGTTGAAGCTGACAGCCCTGCTGTTACCCGTACTGATCTGGTCGTTGACTGATCTTTAATTAATCTGGGGGTTCCTTCGGGAGCCCCTTTTTTTATCTATAAATATGACGTTCCCCACACAATTTGATTCTGAGACCGAACTCTCCAGCGTAAACTCAATACTGGGGATCATTGGTCAAGCCCCGATCACTGCACTAGAATTTACCAACCCTGAAGTCGCTTTTATCTATCAACTGCTTGGAGAAGCTAGTAAAGATATTCAAAACGAAGGTTGGACTTTTAATACTGAACTGCATTACCCCTTGGAGCGTAACCAAGATGGTAAGATTGCAATTACTAACAACATGCTTCGTGTTGATTTAAGTGATGGTCAGACCAGCAAATATTACGATCCTATCAAACGTAATGGGTTCTTGTATGATAAAGTAAACCACACGGATGTTTGGGACGAAGATATTGCAGCGGATATTGTTTGGTGGTTTACTTATGAAGACCTACCTTCTGTATTCAAACGTTATGCTACCTACAAAGCTGGTACGAGAGCTGCTACTCAAATGGTAGGTAACCCACAATTGGTACAGCTTTTGGCTGCTCAAGAAGTACAAGCACGGGCTGCATGTATGGAATATGAATGCAACCAAGGCGATTACAATATGTTTGGGTTTGGTCATAACACCAGTTACACTGCTTACAAACCACATCAAGGACTTAATCGAGTAGTATGACAAGCATCGCGCAAAAAATTCCTAGGTACATTCTTGGGATGTCCGACCAACCCGATGAACTCAAAGTTCCTGGGCAAGTTCGTGATGCTGAGAATGTCTTACCTGACGTTACACTTGGTCTATTGAAAAGACCAGGCACTAAATATATTAGTGAACTAACTTCTACTTCTACAGGAACTTGGTTTACTATTTATAAAAATAACCGAGTCAATAATGACGAGCGTTACATTTGTCAGATTACACGCACAGGTAATGTAAATATCTGGAGCATGAAGTCTGGTAAACCCATGACTGTAAAATATGCAGCAGAGCCTATTGATCCTAACGGTGAGCAGGTTTCTGGATTCTATACTGCTACTAATCTTACAGATGCTGGGGCTCCTGAAGATTATTTTATTCATGATAATGACAACGATCTTCATACAATGAGTGTCAACGATTATACGTTTGTCACTAACAAAAGAGTTTCTGTGTCTATGTCTAATAGTGTCACAGAGAAACGTCCGTATGAAGCGTTTGTAGAACTTAAAGCACTTGCTTATCGTCAGAATTATATTCTTGATTTTGATCAGCCTGGTCAGAATGTACCGAATCAACCTGCTGTAACGTTTACAAAAGCTAAACGAGTCAGTGTGTCTCCTAGTGGTTGGAGTACTAGTACCTATTGTGTAGGTGCTCCTGGTTGTGCTCGTGCTGGTCAGTGGACTACAACTCTTAGTTCTGGTGCTGATAAAACTGGCTTGAATGTTACCATTACCAGTTCCTGTAGTGCTTGGCCTGATGGTTGTACTAATAACAGTGTCAGTGAATCTTATAGCCTTAGCGTCACTCTTAATGATGGCGGTGAAGGTTGGGAAGTCGGAGATCGAGTTTCAGTAACTTTAGGGGGTAACCCGTTTATTGTTACTGTTAATGAGATTGGTACTGAGACTACAACCTCTGCTAATGACGGTAGAGCTTCTTTTGTAGAAGCAACCACAACCAATACTCTTGATGCTTCCACAATTTTGGGAGACCTTGAATCTGATATCACAGGTTTTGGTTTAGGCTATACAGTTGAAAGGGTTGGCAATGGATTGTATATCACAAACAGCTACCCTTTTGTTGTTAGTACACCTGATCCAACATTGATGGATGTGATTTCTGCTACTGATCAACAGCAGTCTGGTGAAACTACTGAGAATTTTATCACACAAGTTAACAATATTGGTCGTCTTCCTAATAAATGTAAGAACGGTTACATTGCTAAAATAATTAATACTGGTGCTGAAGAAGATGATTACTACGTACAATTCTATGGTAATAACAATTTAGACGGTGAAGGTGTGTGGCAAGAGGTAGCTAAACCTGGCATTCCTCATACCATCAACAGCTATACGATGCCTCATGTTATCATTCGTACAGCTAACATTACCACAGATGCTGACGGAGATTTGATCTCTGAATTCTATGTTGGACCTGTGCTGTGGGGACCTCGTGCTGCTGGTGATGAGATCACTAATCCTCGTCCTAGTTTCTGCCCACCTGCTGGTGCTAACTTTGGTAACACAATTAATGCTACCATTTTCTTCCGAGATCGTCTTGCTTTCTTAAGCAGGGAAAACATTGTCATGTCTAGGACTGGTGAATACTTTGAGTTATTCGGTCAGTCTGCTTTGACAATTGCTGATAATGATCCTATTGATGTATCATCTAGCAGTACTGTACCAGCTATCTTGCATGAAGGTTTAGTTGTTCCCTCTGGATTGATTGTTGCTAGCCCTAACCAACAGTTCTTGTTGCGTACAGAAAATGATTTGCTGTCTCCTTTGACAGTTAAAGTTACTAACATTGCTAGCTACAATATCAACCCAAATACTAAGCTACTTTCTCTGGGCACTACCGTAGGCTTCTTTAGCAATACAGGTAAGTATAGCCGTTTCTATGAAATGGTTAACGTTACCAACAACATTGACCCTGAAATTGTTGAGCAAAGTAAATCTGCTGGTACACTGCTACCACAAGATCTAGAGCTAATTGCTGACTCACAAGAAAACGATCTAATCTTAGCTTGTGAACGAGACAGTAATACAGTTTGGTGTTTTAAATATTTCAACACTGGAGAAAAACGTGCTCTAAACTCTTGGTTCTATTGGACTATGCTTGGCACAGTTATTCACCACACTCTAATTAAAGATAATTACTACGCTGCTTTAGAAGCTGACGATGGTACTGTCTATTTGGTACGTGGTGATCTGCGCCCTCAACGTAATACTACTACGTTTACTGAAAACGATTTCCGTATTCATTTTGATTATTACGGGTCAGTCGTTGAAGCAGACATGACTTACAATGAGTCTGACAACGTTACAACTTTTACACTTCCCATCCCTTACTTTAGTGGTGAAGAGTTGCAAGCATTTAGCATGGGAGATGAACCTGGACGTATTGGAGACATTACTGTAGATAATACCACAGGCAGCCTTCAAGGTGATTGGACTGATGATCCTATTGCTATAGGGTATACGTTTGATATGCGTGTTGAATTCCCTACTATTTATCCTACATCTAAGAGTGGTTTGTCTGGTACACTTCAGGCAGATACACGAGGTTACTTGACTCTTAATAGAATTAAAGTAACGCTTGGAGATTCAGGTTATTATGAAGCTACGCTTAAATCTTTTGGTAGGGATGATCGTGTCATTACCTATGAATCTGCTACAGCAGGAACATACCTTGCTGATAGGGCTTCTATTCGTGATGAGACCACGCTGACCGTTCCTGTGTACGATAAGAATACAAATTTTAATTTAGAACTATCTTCTAAGCACCCTTCTCCTACTACATTGTATTCAATGGAATGGGAAGGTAACTATAGTAACAAGTATTATCGAAGTGTCTAAAGTTGAAATCCGCCCAGCAACGATTGAGGCTGCTATTGAGGTAGCCTCTAACTTGCTTCCTGAGGACCGCAGAGAGGTCGAAGAGGGGCACGGTCAAGATCCTATGGTCGTGCTCCCTGAGGCTGTTTCTAGAGGCTTCTGCGTGTACTTCACGATGCCTAACGGCAAGACTGCCGGAATGGCAGGTATCCATGACAACGGAGCAATCTGGATGTTATGTACACCAGTTATTCGTGACTACCCAATAGCTTTTGCACGTGAAGCTAAAAAATTTATTGACAGCAGAAAGGAGAAGCTGCTCTTTAACATTGTGGATGCACGTAATGTGACCCACGTAAAACTTCTCAGATTCCTTGGGTTTAAGTTTATCCGAGTGATTACTTACGGACCCAATAACTTACCCTTTATAGAATTCTGTAAATTATGTGCGGACCCGCAACAGCTATCGGTGTAGCAACTGGTATTTCTCAGGGAGCTTCAGCGCTTGGCAGCTTCCAACAAGGTAGAGCCCAAACTGATGCTACAAACCGTGCTCGATTGAATCAATATCGAGACGCGGTAATGATGAATGAATTCCAGTTCCAAGGACAAGAAGCTATTAGGCGAGCAGCAATTAACGATTACCAATCTGGTCTTCGTGAAAGCGAGCTAGCTTTAGGTGAAGTCCGAACTGGTCTTGATAAACAACTTGCTGAACGAGTAGCAAAGTCTAGATTTGAAAACCTTGCTGGACAACAAAAGTTGCTTCAGACTCAAGGTAGAATGGCTGCAACAATGCAAGCAGGTAGAGGTCGTGAACGTGCGATGGCTTTGGCTGCTGGCTCTGAAGGTATGCGTGAATCTCTAGTTATGGATAACTTACTCCGTGCTAGGTTTGCAGCAGCAGACACGTATCGTGGAGCAGCAGATCAGGCTACGTCTTATCGACGACAACTGTTTAGTAAGGTACCCCTTCCTACTCGTAGGGCTCCTCTACCTTCTGCACCTGTCATGCAGCAAGGACCTTCTGCCTTGTCTTTGATTGGCGGTCTTGGAAGTGCAGCACTTGGCGGTCTTAGCGCTGGTATGGGAGCTGCTAGTGACCTTGGAAAAATTGGTGGTGTTGGTGGTTCTTCTGGAGCTCTTTCTGATGCAGCTTTTGGTAAGATAGGCTCTGGCTCACCTCTTGGAAATGCTTACGCAAACTTCCTTAAAGGTTAATTAATCATGGCACAATTTGAATCATTTGCACGAGTACCTGGGTTTAATCCTAGGGCTGTCGTAGATACTGCTAGTCAAGTTAGGGAAAGCACCCAACGACAATTACAGCAAGCTCAAGCTTTCTTTAATTTTAATCGTATTGTAGATCAACAACGTATTGAAGATTCACGTTTTGCAGGTCAAGATCTAACCGCCTTAGCACCTTTGTCTGCATCTTTTGCTAAATATCTTGAAGCTTTAGAAAAACAAACTGCTAAAGATAAAGAAATTGGTGCTCAGTTTGATTCTCTTTACAACAACGTAATTGTACCTGAAGAGTATTCAGCTTTGATGGTCAGTGATCAGGAGGAACAGATTCTTGCACAGCAAGCTAACGAACTAGAAGCTGCTGGCAAAATTAACGAAGCAGAAGAATTTCGCAACAAATCTCTCAGTGTAAGTCGTGGTGTTAGAAACGAGAAAGCTCTTTTGATGGATGCTCGCTCTCGTTATGCTTCTGACATAATGCAGATGGTCAATGGCGAAAAGTTGTTTCAATTATATGTTGCTGATCCTAGTGCAGCTCTAGACATTGCTACTAAACTTTGGATTAAAAACAACAATCTTCAGTACACAACTAAAGCTAATTTTGTAGGAATTCTTGGTGAGACTATTCGTAACACCAAAACCTACATGGCTCAGAACCAAACTTCTGAAACCATTAAACAGCAGAAAGAGCAAAACCTAGCTGAAAACGATAGAAACGCTTTCAATGCTACGTTTGGGATGACCCCAGCTAACTCTAGTGAAAAGTTTAATGAACTCTCTGATCAGTACCTTTTCGACAATAATGGTATTGTAACTAGAAGGGCTGCTAATGCAAGGGCTGCTGAGTACATATACAAAGGTGCTATTGATCGTGGTGAAGAGTGGGTTACTCTGGTATCTAACACTCAAATTAAAAAAGGTAGTACTGACCCTAAAACTACGTTAGGAGCTACTTATCCTACACTAGCTAGCGAAGCTGTCCTTGCATCTAGGGACAAAAAATATAAAGCTATGCTAGACGCCCGTAAAGCTGCAGAAGTACGAATTGCTGATAGATTAAAAGATGTCAGAGACATCACAGAACGTCGAAAAATTATTCTTGAAGAAACTGAAGGTCTTGACCCTGAAGGTCAACGTATTCTTAGAAATAAACTTGATGATCTTTCAGAAACTCAAGAAACCTTTAACAACTACCAACAACGTATGGATCAGTTGTCTAAAGGTCAAATTTTTACTCCCGAACAGGTAGCAACTGATGTAGCTACTGGCAAGTATTCACAGCAACGTGGTAACCAGATTATTGCTCAGTTAACTAGAAACACTCAATCTGGTCAAGACGCTGTTAAAAACACTTTTAAAACTACTGGGGTTTACTTTAACGAAGTCTTTGCTAAAAAGATTGGTGCTACTGTAACGCCTGGCGGTGTGCTGGACATTATTAACTACAAAGGTAAAGTTCTCAGCAAAGATAAAGTTAAACTTATTACAACTCAATTCAACCAAGCTTTAGGTGCGCACCTTAAAAACGTGATGTACGCGAAGTTGAAATTTGATGGTAGTCAAACTGCTGCTGAACAACAAGCTATCTTAAATACTGCTGCTCAAGAATTTTTTGAGAAGCAAGCTTTGAGTTCTGACGGTGACTTTTATCTTGGCGGTTTGTTTAAGATGAAAGATAACGAAGCTGATCCAAACCAAAACTATGCTGGCGTACAAGCCGCAGCTCAACAGTTTGGTATTAGCGTACCTGATCGTACTCCGAGGAGTGGCGGGCAAAAAAACTGGGCTACCAGTTGGAACCCTGCAAGCGGTAATTGGAACGCATTGAAAGGTCAGTATCGTGATGGTGACATTGTTTGGGACCAACTAACAACTCAAAGAGAAGTCGATGATTTTCGTGTTGCAGGAATTAATGATCCTAAGCTAGTACGGTTTGCTCAAGACATGGGTGTTACTCCGCTGTCACTTGTAAACAGTCAAGCAAGGTATAATAAAGTTTCTGAACTGAAACCCTTAGACGAAGCTAAAAGTCATGATGTAATGGGTCCTAGCCCTGGTAGCGTTAATAGCGCTGCTTATAAAAATGAAACTTACAAAGCTATTCCTGCCCTGATGAGTGCTGGCTTTACTCCTAAAGGAGCTGCTTATGCTGCAGCTTTGATTTTGCAAGCCGCTCGTCGTGAAGGTAAAGATCTTTTTAGGGAAGAAGATTTTGTTAATGATTTAGTTGCTGAATTAAAGAGCAATAATATACTTAACATTTTTACTAACCCTAATATAACTGATCGAGCGCTTGGGGCAGCTATTCAAGCAATGTCAAGCGGTCCTAATTTTAGAGTACAGTATTCAAACTATTCTAGCGATGCTAGTGCGTTTCTAAAACAATTCTACGGACAATAAAATGCCGATTTTTTTACCAGATCCTTCCGAGGAAGAAGATCTGATCAAGCAAACTGCTGAAACTGCTCAGCCAGTAGAAAAACCCCGAGGGGTGATTTCCCAGATTGGCGATTTTCTCGACCAAGGCGGGATAATGACTGCGCTGGATTCTGCAGCTGAAGCTGTTGCTGATTTAACTGAAGGTACTATTGCTGGTAAAATTACCAGACCTATTGCTGACATTATTCCTAACGATCAAGAAATTAGGGATTTTACTGCTAGTATTCCTGTCATTGGTAAGCCGATGACGGCAATTGATTACGGTGTTTATCAAGGGGCTATGACCGCTATTGGTCTTACCCCTGCAGCCCGTATTTTCAACGAACAAGCTGATTGGAATGAGCGTCCTGCTTCATTGGATGAAAACAATCTTTTTACTGAACTGATTTATCAAGGCGGTAAAATTATTGTCCCTACTTTGTTTTGGCGTAACCTTGCTGGAGTAAAGAGTCTGGGCGGTACTATGCTAATTGAATCCGCAGCAGAAACTGTGGGTCAAGACTCTGCTACAGACATGCTTGCTGGACGTAAGATTGCTGAAATCTTCGGCAAGATGTACGCTACTCAGACAAGCGAGGAAGCTGGTGCAGAGTTGACTCGTCAGCTTATTGAAGGGGATTCTCTTGCTGTTCAACCACTGTTGATCCTGTGGGGTTTGTCTCAAAACTCTTTGATCAACATGGCTAGTGACAGGCTGTTCCAAGCATTAGGTGGTGTGGCAGGACAAATGCTGCGCCGTAACATTGCTAATAACAATAACAGCTTGGATGACATCGCCTTGGCTTTGGGGCAAGATCCTGATGATGTTGCTCGTGCTTTGACTGATGTTAAAGTACCTGAGTACAGCAGAGATCTAGAACCTCAAGATGTCATTACTCCTGATGTTATCGGTCCTCAGCTGAAAGCTACGCATCCTTCTGGTATCAACGATGCAGCTTTCTTGAATAATTTGCTGCCTGAAGCTAAAGGGATTGGTCTTGATCTAAACGATCCTAGCAACTACTTCTTTGATTGGAGTCGAGTTGCTGAAAACCCTCAGGCTGCTAAAGAAGTAGCTATTGCTTTGTTTGGCAAACATGCCCCTGAAGCTGGTTCAATTGGACTAGCACGTCTTATCCGAAAAGCTGCTAAATTCCTTTCGGAAAACGGCAGATATATGGATGAGGACGAAACTAAATTCTTGATGAAAATGCAAGAGTTTGGTGCCATCCGTTTCAATGATCCTCGCCTTGACATGAAGAGTCAAGCTCCTCAAGCTTGGCGTGAGCAAGAAGCAAACTTTATTAATTATTTTAATAAACACGCAGAATTAGATATTGGACGTGAAGAGGGTCTTGCAGCGGTTACCTTTACCCGCATGGCTCTAAAGCAGGAAGGTTTAAGGTTACAAACCATGGCTCAGCAGATTGCTACCATGAAAAATACCAACCAAGACCCTACTGATTATATTAACAAAAACCTTCTTCCTACTCAAAAATTTATCAATGCTATTGCTGGACCTTTCCGCAAAGCGCAGCGTGATTTTTTCTTGCTAGGTGAAGCTCTTCAAGACACAACGTCAGATGAAGTTGCACGTTTGCTAGGTGTTGACAAAGATCTAGCTCCTGCTCAAGCTGCTCGTAAATACAAAAAACCTGGATTTACTCTTGACGGCGAGCTGATTAAAATTGATCCAGGAGTTGGCGAAGAGTTTAGGATTGATTCTTTAGAACAACTTTGGAGTTTAGCTCAAAACGGTAATAAGCAAGCTGAAGAAATTTTCTACCTTGCTATGAACAACTTGAGGTTTGGTAATCCTGAAAAAGTTCTTGCTAACCTTGAACTGACTTCGGATATTGTCAATGAAGCTCTGAGAGCTAAGGAACCTTTCCAGAAGTATTTCTACAACGTTATTGCTTTGGGTCAACTTGGTACTCAAACTAATGCTGTTGGTGCTACCGTGTTCCGACAGACGTTTGAACCTTTGGCTCTTGCTTTGTCTGGAGCAAACCCTGCCAACCGTTACGTTAAACCTGTTGAAAGTTTGTATGGATTGGGTCAATTTGCAGGAGGTTTGTGGCATCTTAAATCTTCACTTAAAGCTGGATACCAAACTTGGTCTACTTCTGTACCGCTTTCAGGTAAAGATCGTTTTGGAGATAGCTACTCTAGTGATCTTCTTGCGGAATTTAATAAAATCCGTGAAATGCATGATTATCAACTTCAAGAATTGGCTAGAAATAATGCGTCACCTCTTGAAATGTTCAACGCTTGGTTTGGACAGAAAGCACGAGAAATTGCATACCATCCTTGGACCAACACTCCTGTCCGTCTGTTGATGGCAGGTGACGAAGCATCTAAAGTTACAGCTGGTGCTCAACATGCGTGGGGTCGAGCTTTTGTTAACCTTTGGGAGCGTCGTGAGTTTAGACCTCAACAGATGATGGCTCAAGTCAAGCTTGAAGAAAGTAAGATATTTAAAGGTCCTGCATGGAAAGGTCAGATTATTGATCTTGAAGTAAAAGCAGCGGCAGAACGAGTTACGTTGCAAGAACCTTTTAACATTACAAAAGATTCTAATCAACTAGAACGTTGGTTTGCAGCTCAAGCAGAAGCTAATAAAGTGTCTCCACTTTCTGTTATTTTTAACGGATTTCCTCGTGCATCTTATCGTCAAATTGAACAAACGTATATTGAAAACGTTGGAGCTTCTGTTGGACTGGCTCCATATAACAAGAAACTGCAAGCTATCCGCAATAACCCTGATCCCACACAACGCTTAGCTTTTGAATCTCAACTAGCTTTGGCTCAAGTAATTGGTGCAGGCTCAGCTGTGGCGGTTAGTCTGGCTTTAGCAAGTAGTGACAAAGAAGTTTTTGGTTTTAAACTACCTAAAGTATCTTTTGGTGACAGCGGTGAGTTTCTTGTTGAAGGTGAAGACTACGATATAGCTATTGAAACTGGTAAGTTTGCACCAGCCACTGTTTACTTGTCTTTGATGGGTAACGTTATGAGTGCATACATGGCTGGCAGAACTTCTGAAAACGGTCTTGTTGATGGTCTTCTTACGCTTACTAACGGTCTCCTGAGTGACATTATTAACCGACCAATGACTGCAGGTCAGCAAAAGTTTGGAAGAATTGTTGATACTGATAGTCCTAACTGGAGCGCTAATATGTTTGGGTTCCTTTGGGATTTCATTACTCCTGGTGCCCTTAAAGAGATTGCTGACATGCTTCAGCCGTATGAGACTGTGCAAGACGTTCGCACATTCCCTGGTCAACAAGTATTGTCTCAAGGCGCTAAGCAAGGTTTTAACAACATTCAAAACCCTGAAATTGCTGACATTTATGCTCCTGCTAAAAAAACTCGTGGTAAGCCTAAGGTTTACTCTGCAGATCAAGGCGATGAAACTCTGCAACGTCTAGCTACGTTTGGATCTTACTTCTGGCCTGGTCGTGTATCCCCTAGGCGACACTTTGATCCTGTGATGCAGGAAATGGAGAAGTACAAGTATAGCGTTAACCCTGCTTACTTGCGGGAAATCTATAAGGTAGAGCTTGATGCTAACCAGCAATCGGCTCTTAGCTTTGCCGTACAAGGTAACCTCTATAAAGCTCTCGACACCTACGTTAAAGGCGACGACCATAAACAGCTAGTCAAACAATACGAACTTGCTGTTGAGAAACTTGGTAAAGATTCTGATCAAGCTAGAAGGATTAAAAGTTTAATCTTTAACAACTTCAACACTATCCACCGCAACGTCAAACGAGACGCTATCGTTGAAACTGGTCTTTACAAAGACGAACGAATTAAGGACGCTTTGGAAAATGCTCAACTCTTTGATGAGCAAGCTTCAGGTCCTATCAATCCAAAACGTCAGGGTATGTATGCCCAGGCTGCTAAGCAAGACACTCCTCTTGCACAACAAGTTCGGAATATTCTGGACATTGCTTAATCCACCCATTACACTAATTATGTAACGTAATGGCAACAACTGAAATTTTTTATACAGGTGACAATAGCACTACGCTATACACCTTTCCATTTGAATACATTACTAAAGACGACGTTAAGGTAAGTCTTAATGACGTTGAAACAAGTGAATACACCTACGCCAACGCTACAACTATTCAGATGAACACGGCTCCTGCAGTTGATGTTCGTGTGCGTATTTTCCGTTCTACTAATGTAGATACATTGAAGGCGACGTTCTCGTCTGGATCATCGATTCGTGCAAAAGATCTTAATGATAATTTTCAGCAAAACAACTTTGCTGTAGAAGAAATCAGGAATTATACTTGGGACAACGAGGTCGATACTATTCACAGTGACGAAACTTGGAGTAGTTCTGACACCAAGGTTGCAACTACTGCTGCCTTGGATGCTCAGTTCTGGGATCAAACGGCGGACACGATCCAGAGCACAGAAAATTTTGAGAACACTGACGACAAAATCATGACCGCTGCGGCAATTGACGACCGCATTGATCATGTTATTACTAATGATATCGGTACCGATGGTACTGGTATTACTGTTACCGACGACGGTGATGGTACTATTACTCTGGGTCTTGCTGACAATTCTATTGATTTCAGTAAGATTAAAAATGATGATATTATTACCTATGCTGAACAAGAGCAAAGTTCTGTAAACCCTGCAGATACTAACATCTTTACAGCTAACGCTGCAGCTCGTCGTTTTGATTGCCTTGTGCAAACTGCTGTTCCTACTGGTTCTAACTGGGAAACTGGTAAGATGTGGATGCAGAACGACACTGATCGTACTGTACACATTTGGGACGGCACTCAGTGGCTTCCTATTGCATCTGGTGGTGCATTTACTACGCTGCCTAAGGTTGTCTACGTTGACTCGATTAACGGTGATGACACCTACGAAGCACATCGTCTAAGCAACCCTAAAAAGACCATTAAATCGGCTATTGATGCTATCAACGCTGATCCTGATGGTGACGGCAGTATTGTCTTGGTTGCGCCTGGTATCTACGGGGAAGAGTTCCCCATTGATATTGAAAAGAATGACGTTGCTGTTGTTGGTTCTTCGTTGAGGAACTGCATCATTCACCCAGCTATTCCTGTTGCTGATCAAGCTGGGTATGACGTTGATGTACCTGAAGCTAACGAACTGCAAATCATGTTCCGTGTGAACAGTGGTTCGTACTTCTATGGTCTTACGCTGCAAGGTATGAAGGCAAGCGGTACCCGTGGTGGTAACGCTCTTGATACTGATGCAACGTATGGTCTGCCTACTAACCAAGGCTGGAACTTTGCGTTCTATCCTGGTGCAGTTATTAAGAAGTCTCCGTACATCCAAAACTGTACAAACTTCTCTGATAGCCAAATTAACAACGTAACCTTTACTCCTCACGTCCCTGGTGAAGGTGCGGCTGGTGACCTTGACTCTGGTTTTGCTGGTGGTGGTCTTCTTATTGATGGTTCAGTTCCAGCTTCTAACAGTCCTCTGCGGTCGATGGTATGCGATAGTTATACCCACACTGCATTGAATGGTCCTGGTATTTTTATCACTAACAACGGTTATTGCCAAGCTACTAGCTCCTATTCATTCTTTAATCATTACCACCTGAAAACTAAAAACGGTGGTCAAGCTAACCTGGCTGCTTCTACTACTGACTTTGGTAGCTACTCGCTGATTGCTGATGGTCGTTCGACTAACGCAATCTTTACGGCTGCTACTACTGCAGGTGCAAGCAGTGGAGACACCACCTTTACGATTGGTGCTCCTAGTGTTGGTCCTGATTGGCATGGTGCTGCTACCCGTCCTCAAGACAACATGCTTGTGGATATTGGTGGTAATACCTATCCTGTGCTGTCTGCTGTTGCAGCGGGTAGTGGTTGGACTGTGACGATTAGTCGTCCTGATCCTGCAAACCTGTCTCAAAACCTGGGTCTTGCTAATAACGTTGCTAGCGGTGCATCTGCTAACTTCTACCTTCGTTCTATGATCGCTTCTAGCGGTCACACGATGGAGTATGTCGGTAGTGGTACTAACTACACGGCACTACCTGAGAACGGTGGTGTTCCTGATGAAGCACGGCAAAAGATTGAGCTGAACAACGGTAAGATTTGGGCAGCTATTACTGACCACAAAGGTAAGTTTATTGTTGGCGATACGTTTAGTGTTGACCAGCAGACTGGCTTTATTGAAACTGGTTCTGGTAGTTTTGCTATTCCTCGTCTGATTGTTGACTTGGATCTGAACGGTAACAACATCTCCGACTCTACTGGTAACGTTGTTATTAACGATACGCTGTCT